TGTTAGTGCGCGACGAAAACTGACCATTTGAACGGTGTATTGCGCGTCGAAAATTGACCAGGGTGATTAACCTTACTGCTCGTATTTTGAGCAGGATTTTAGGAGATGATCACCATGAAAGAGTTGGGAAGAATTCGGCGTATGTTTTACCGGGACGGCGTCTCGCTGTCCGAGATTGCGAAGAAGACTGGCTATAGCCGTAACACCGTGAAACGGTGGCTGAAGACGCCGGAAGGCGTTGAGCCGAAATACCGGCGTCAGTGTCACGACACCAAGGTTTCACCCTATGCGGTGCAACTCATCAAAGCCTTGGAAACCGATGCCCACCGCCCGAAACGCGACCGGCGTAGCGCCTTGAAGCTCTTTGGTGAAATCAAAGCAGCGGGTTTTACAGGCGACTACAGCCGCGTGACGGAGTTTGTCCGGCGCTGGCGGGCGGAAGGTGGGGCGGCTGCGGTCAACGCCTACGTACCGCTCAAATTTGATTTGGGTGAAGCCTTCCAGTTTGACTGGAGCGAAGAGCACCTCGTTATCGGTGGCGTCTGGCGCAAGATACTGGCGGCCCATCTCAAGCTCTGCGCCAGCCGAGCCTTCGTGTTATCAGCCTATCCCACGCAGAGCCATGAAATGCTGTTCGACGCTCACACGCGAGCCTTTACCGCTTTGGGCGGCATCCCCCGGCGCGGCATCTACGACAACATGAAGACCGCCGTGGACAAGGTGAAGACCGGCAAGGGGCGCGTGATCAACACGCGCTTCGCGGCCATGGCTTCGCACTATCTGTTCGACGCTGATTTCTGCAATGTCGCCTCCGGCTGGGAGAAAGGTGTCGTCGAGAAGAATGTCCAGGACAGCCGGCGGCGTATCTGGCAGGACGCTGCCAAGGAACGCTTCGGCTCCTTCACCGAACTCAATGTCTGGTTGCTGGAACGCTGCCGGTCGCTGTGGCAGGAACTACGTCACACCGAGTATGAAGAGCTGACCATCGCGGAGATGCTCGAACACGAGCAGCCCAGCCTCATGCCCATGGTCACGCCATTTGACGGCTACGTCGAAACGCTGGGCAAGGTTTACAGCACCTGCCTGGTCAGCCTGGATCGCAACCGCTACTCGGCACCCTGCGAACTGGTCGGCCAGATGGTCAGCCTGCGTCAGTACCCTGAGCGGATCGACATCGTTGCCCACGATGCGGTGGTCGCCGGTCATCTGCGAAGCTTTGCCCGCAAAGAAACCCTCTACGACTGGCAGCACTATATCCCGCTCATCCAGCGCAAGCCCGGCGCCTTGAGAAACGGCGCCCCGTTTGCCGACATGCCGGAACCGCTACAGCGCCTGCGTTCGCTCCTGCTTCGCCGCGAAGGCGGGGACCGCGTGATGGCCAGGGTCTTGGCGGAAGTGCCGAAATCCGGGCTGGAGGATGTGTTGGTGGCGGTCGAACTGGTGCTGGAATCCGGCGTTCCCAGCGCCGAGCATATCGAGAACATGCTCAACCGTCTGAAATCGCCGCTTATGCCGGAAAGCATCGTGTCACCGATACAGGTCGGCGAAGAACCTGTCGTGGATGCCGGGCGTTACGACGGCTTGCGCGAGGAGGTGATTGATCATGCGTGACATCGCTGCTGAGTTCAAGGAACTCCGTCTGTACGGCATGGCATTGGCTTGGGAAGAATTGTTGGCAAACGGCCCATCCAGTGGCGTAGACACGTCCCGCTGGCTGGTCGAGCATCTCCTGAAAGAGGAGCAGACAGACCGGGCAATGCGCTCCATCAGCTACCAGATGCATGCCGCCAAATTCCCGGTGCATCGCGATCTGGCCGGCTTCGAGTTCGAACAATCGAAAGTGGATCGGAACCTGATCATGCAACTGGCCGATCTGTCCTTCACGGAATCGGCGCATAACGCGGTGCTGATCGGTGGCACCGGCACGGGCAAGACGCACCTGGCCACGGCACTGGGCGTGTCGGGCATCAGCCGCTGGGGAAAACGGGTGCGCTTCTTCTCCACGGTCGATCTGGTCAATGCCCTGGAGCAGGAGAAAGCCGCCGGCAAGGCTGGGAAGCTGGCCTTTGCGTTGATGCGCATGGACCTCGTCATCCTGGACGAACTGGGGTATTTGCCCTTCAGTCAGGCGGGTGGAGCGTTGCTCTTCCACCTGCTGTCGAAGCTCTATGAGCATACCAGCGTGATGATCACGACGAATCTGACCTTCGCCGAGTGGCCGAGCGTATTTGGCGATGCCAAGATGACGACGGCGCTATTGGATCGCTTGACGCATCACTGCCACATCGTGGAGACGGGCAACGAGTCTTACCGGTTCCGGCACAGCAGTGCCACGGCGAAATCCCGGATCAAGGCACGAGAGCAGAGCAAGCGAGCCAAACCTGTCGAGGAAGCGGAACCGTTCTGATGACCGCAGCGCCGGGAAGCCTGTTCCACGGCTTCCCGGCGTGCCTTGAAATCTTCGGCAAACTTCTGCCATCCAAAACCGCTCAGATTGAAAAATCTGGGCTAAACTTATCCACAGACCGACCTGCCTCAGGCGGCTATCACACCTGGTCAAAATTCAACGCGCACAGGTGGTCAGTTTTAAACGCGCAGAAACACCTCCCCCGCCTCACCGGCTGGGCCGCCATTGCCCTTCTGCTGGTCGCTGTCACCGCATCGCCAAGCTCGCCAACATCAGCTTGGCGGCGGTGATGGCTTACTGGATCGACCGGGGTGTGTTCTATTACGCGCGCCCAGACTGCTATCTGATCGACCTGGGGCGACCTGAAACCATGGGGGAATGCAATAACGTCGCCCCAGGTTGCGCCGGCCTTTTTGCCGCTGCCGCCCGCCGCCGCGCCATCCTCATCGGCGCCGCCATGCTGGCGATGGCGCTGGGGGTGTGATGAGCGCCGCCGAATTCCGTGCCTGGCTCTTACTGCTACTGGCATTTGTTGCCGGGATTTTTCTCGGCAAGCCCGCTTGCGCCGCCCCTTCAGGGGGCGTCCCGCCCGCCGCCGCCCGCTACCGCGTGCCGCTGATTCAAACCGTGCAGGCGTATTGCGGACTATCCTGCCCCACCGCCGATTTTGCCGCGCAAATCCATCAGGAGTCCCGCTTCCGCACCGAGGCGAAATCGCCGGTCGGGGCTGTTGGCATGACGCAATTCATGCCCGCCACCGCGAAGTGGATTTCCGGCATCTATCCCGCGCAACTGGGGGCAAACCAGCCCGCCGACCCCGTCTGGGCCATGCGCGCCATGGTGCTCTACGACGGCTGGCTGATGGCGCGCGTCAAGGGGGCAACACCCTGCGACCGGGCCGCCAAGGGCAAGAGCGCCTATAACGGTGGGCTGGGCTGGGTCTACAGAGACGAAAAAACCGCCGCTGCGTCCGGCCTTGACCCCGCCCGCTGGTGGGGTAACGTCGAGCGCGTCAATGCTGGGCGCTCTGCCGCCGCCTGGCGGGAAAACCGCGATTACCCACGCCTGATTCTCACCGTCCATGCCCCGGCTTATGAGCGCGCAGGCTGGGGCCGGAGGGTATGCGCATGAACCGCGCCCTGGCCGTCTTGCTGATTGGCGCGCTGCTGCTGGGCGGGGTTTTCTTCGCGGGTTACCGCCATCAGGCCAAATCTTGCCTGATCGAGGCGCAGGCTTCGAGGCTCGCATCAACCCAGCGCGCCATCGAGCAGGCCAACGAGATCGCCCAGCAGGACGCCGAGGTGCTGGCCGGTCAGGAACTGGCCCGCATCGAGCGGCGCACCGTTTATCGGACACTCGAAACCGAGAGGATCAAGTATGTTGAAACGCACCCTGACAGCCGCGCTTGCGGCCTTGACGATGACGGCCTGCGCCAGTGGAACGCCGCCAATGCCGGTGATTTACACGCCGGTCCCGGCCAGTTTCAAAACGCCGCCGCAGCCCCTGCCGTCAGCAACCAGCGGCTCGCTGGCCGACCTGTGGGCGAATCACCTGGCCGTGGCGGAGCTATACCACGACTTGGCCGACCGTTTCCGCCGCCTGGTGCGGGCGATTGAGGTGCGGGAAAAGCCGATGAAGGAGACGGCGCCATGACGCCAGACGAACTCGCCCAGCAGCGCGAGCTGGAGGAATGGGAGCAAAACCAGCGTAACGCCATCATGACGGAATCCCTGACGCCATCGGCCAAATACTGCACCGATACGTCATGTGGCGAAGCGATACCGGAAGATCGCCGGCTGGCTATACCCGGCGTGCTGTTTTGCGCTGATTGCCAGGCGCGGCGCGAACATGAAAAAAGAAGGTGGGCATGAGTATTCAACTGGAACTGTGGCACCTGATTCTGCTGCTGCTGGCTTTTTTCGGGCTGGTCGGCGCCTTCGGCAAGATATTGCTCGACCAGATCGAAAAACGCCTGAACGAGCGTTTCGCCAGCCAGGAGAAGCAACGTGCCGAAGATCAGAAACATTGGGATTCGAAGTTTGCGGCCCTGGAGGCCGCCGCGCGCGAGGAGTCCAGCCAGTGGGCGCGCGTCGAGCGCGAGCTGCTTGCCCTCAAGGCCGATCTGCCCAGGGAATACGTGAGGCGGGAAGATTACATCCGAAACCAGACCATCCTCGAAATGAAGATCGACAAGGTTTTCGGCAAGCTGGAACTATTGCAAATCCAAGGGGGGCGGAATGATTGACAACGAAAAGGTGCGGCGCGAGTCGATGCGCTGGTACATCATCCTCACGCTGTACAACGCCAAGCCCATCGGCGCTTATGAGGAATTGGTGCTGGCCACCATCCAGGGGATGTACCCGGACGCCACACAGCTTGAGGTGCGGCGCGGGCTGGATTACCTCTCCGACCGTGAGCTGGTTGAGTTGACCAAAGAGCCGTCCGGGCGCTGGTTTTCCGACCTCACCCGCCACGGCGTCGATCTCGCGGAATACACCGTCGATGTCGATCCAGGCATTGCCCGTCCGGCGAAGTACGTCTGATGCCGCCGCGCAGCAAGATCACGCAACTGCCAAAAGCGGTGCTGGCGTGGCTGGAAAAGACCCTGGAGGAAGGGAATTTTTCCGGCTACGAGCAGCTCGCCGCCGAGCTGAAAGCGCGTGGCTATGACATCAGCAAAAGCGCCATACACCGCTACGGCCATGGCGTGATCGAGGCGCGCATCGCCGCTGTCCGCGCCTCCACCGATGCGGCGCGGATGATCGCCGATGCCGCCCCGGACGATTCCGATCTGCGTAGCGCCGCCGTGGTGTCGATGGTGCAGTCCGAACTGTTTACCATCCTGCTCACCCTCCAGGAAGCCGAGGGCGCCAAGCCGGAAGACCGTCTCAAGCTGATGAGCCGGGCGGCGTCCTCTATCGCCGAGCTATCGCGGGCCAGCGTGAACCTCAAAAAATTCCAGTCCGACGTGCAGGCCAAAATCGCCGCCAAGATGGATGCAATGGAAGGCGAGGCCAAATCCGGCAAAGGCCGCTTCGACCTGGAAACCCTGCGCCGCGTGCGCGAGGAACTCTACGGGATCACCGGCTGATGGCTCAACCCGCCGTCCCCCTCTATGCCTATCAACACCGCTGGCTGCTCGACAAGAGCCGCTTCAAGATCGGCATGTTCGCCCGCCAGACCGGCAAGACCTTCACCACCACGCTGGAGCTGGTGGACGATAGTTTCGAAGCCGAAGCACTGGGACGCCGCGCCCGCTGGGTGATCCTGTCGCGCGGCGAACGCCAGGCGCGCGAGGCGATGGAAGAAGGCGTGAAAAAGCATTGCAAGGCATACAACCTCGGCATCCAGGAATTCGAGAGCGGATTTCGCGGGGCGGACGGCACCGTTTATAACCAGCTCGACGTGGTGCTGCCCGGCGGCTCCAAGATCACCGCCTTGCCGGCCAACCCGGATACGGCGCGCGGCTTCTCGGCCAACGTTTTCCTGGATGAATTTGCCTTCCACCAGGACAGCCGCAAAATCTGGACGGCCCTGTTCCCGGTGATCTCCAACGGCCACAAGCTGCGCATCACCAGCACCCCGAACGGCAAGGGCAACAAGTTCTACGACCTGATGACCGGCGAGGGCGGCGCCTGGTCGAAACACCAGGTGGACATCTACCAGGCCGTGAAAGACGGACTGCCGCGCAACGTCGACGAATTGCGCGCCGCCCTCGACGACGACGATGCCTGGGCGCAGGAATACGAACTCAAATGGCTCGACGAGGCCAGCGCCTGGCTGTCGTTCGATCTCATCAACTCAGTGGAGCACGACGCCGCCGGACGCCCGGAGCACTATCAGGGCGGCCCGTGCTTCGTCGGCGTGGACGTCGCGGCGCGCAACGATCTGTTCGTCATCTGGGTGGCCGAGCTGGTCGGCGACGTGCTGTGGACGCGCGAAATCATCACCCGCCGCCGCATCAGCTTTGCCGAGCAGGATGCCTTGCTCGACGACGTATTTGCCCGGTACCGCGTGCTCCGCTGCTGCATGGATCAGACCGGCATGGGCGAAAAGCCTGTCGAAGACGCGCAGCGCCGCCACGGCAGCACCCGCGTCGAGGGCGTACTTTTCACCGCCGCCAACAAGCTCACCATGGCCACCCTGGGCAAGGAGGCGTTCGAGGATAAAAAAATCCGCATTCCCCTGGGGGATGCCCCGTTGCGCGCCGACCTGCACAAGCTGCAAAAGGTCACCGGGCCGACCGGCACCCCGCGCTTCGTGGCGGATTCGGACAGCGCGGGCCACGCGGACCGGGCGTGGGCCTGCTTTCTGGCGTGCAATGCGGCGGGGTCGGGAGGGCAGCCCGCTGCCGGTGCCACCGTCGAATCGTCGCCGGAAATCTACGTTCCGGCGCGCATGGCAGGGCGGAGGCGTGTCGGAATGTACCGGCGCGGCTGAGACTGCCGCAGGGCGATTCCGGCGCCTGATGGCTGGCGGATGTAGCCATTCGAGCCGCCAGCGGCTTTATAAAACTTTATAAACCCCTTTTCGGGGATTTTTTTGGGATGGGGAACATGCAGAAATCGAACTTGGCAAAAAAAGTTGCCGTAGCGACCGGCGACCCGACCATCGTCGCGGCGGCAGATCGCCCGACTGCGTTACGCGAAGCCGTCGGCGTGACCATCGATGCCGACGAGGCGCAGTGGCGCCCTTTGAGCGGCGATGCCAAGCGCGACCTCTCCCCGGTGTCGCAATCGCGCATGCGCGACATGGCGCTCTACCTGTGGGAATCCAACCTGCTGGCCAACCGCCTGATCGAGCTGCCGCTGGCATACCTGCTGGCGGAGGGGGCAGCGCTCAAGTGCAAGGACGAAGACAACCAGAAAATCCTCAAACGCTTCTGGCGCGACCCGATCAACCAGATGGATTTGAAGCTGGCCAAGAAGGTGCGCGAGCTGGCGCTCTACGGCGAACAGTGCTACCCGGCCTTCGTCAACGAGCACAACGGCCATGTGCGCCTGGGTTATCTCGACCCGTCGCTGATCGAGACCGTGGTGGTCGATCCCGACAACCCCGAGCAGCCCATCGGCATCGTCACGGTGAAAGACCGCAAGGGGGCGGCGCGCCGCTACCGCGTCATCGTCAACGGGCCCGAAGGTGTTTTTACCGCCCGCACCCAGGAAATCCGCGCCACATTCACCGATGGCGAAGCGTTTTATTTCACGATCAACGACCTCTCCAACGGGCGGCGCGGGCGCTCCGACCTGCTGGCGCAGGGTGATTGGGTGGACGGCTATGACCAGTTCCTGTTTGGCGAACTCGACCGCGCCCAGTTCATGCGCTCCTTCCTGTGGGATGTCACGCTGACCGGCGCGACGCCCGAGCAGGTCGAGGAAAAATCGCGCAAAATCACCGCCCCGGCACCCGGCAGCGTGCGGGTGCATAACGAGGGGGAAGTATGGAAAGCCGAGACCCCCGACCTCAAGGCCCAGGATTCCAGCGAAAACGCCCGCTTGTTCCGCAACCACGTGCTGGGCGGCGCCACTGTCCCGGAACACTGGTATGGCGGCGGGGGGGACGTGAACCGGGCGTCGGCTGCCGAGATGGGCGAGCCGACATTCAAGATGTTCTCGATGCGCCAGCGCTACCTCAAGCACATGCTGGAATCCATCGGATTCTACGTGCTGCGCCAGACCGCACTGGTCAAGGGGCATGAACCAGACCCGGAAGACGACGCCTACGAGGTGACCGCCGAATTCCCGGAAATGACCGCCCGCGACACCAGCAAATACGCGGCGGCGCTACAACAGGTGGTGGTGGCCTGCGGCCTGGCGGTGGACAAGGGGTTCATCACCCGCGAGACGGCGCTCTCGCTCATCAACGCCATCGCCGGGCGGCTGGGCGTGGAGATCGACGTGGAGTCGGAGCTGGAAGCGGCGCAAGAGGCGGCGGCGAAACAGGTGGAAGGAGATGTGTTCCGCCATCCATCGAATAGCGAAGCTGAAAAGGGGTAAGAAATGGAACTGACCATCGACCTGGAAGGGTTCGCCCGGCTTGATGCCGCCTTCCGCCAGGCGCCTGAAATCGTGACGGAGGAGATGGACAAATTCGCCCGCGCCGCCGTCAGAAACCTGGAGAGCGACGTAAAGGATTTTACGCCGGTGCGCACCGGACACCTCTCCGACAGCATCATCGGCGTCGTCACGCGGGGCGCGCTTGGCGTCACGGAAGTCGGCGTGCTGGGAGTGGTGGGCACGGTGGTGCCCTACGCCATCCCCGTCGAGCTGGGCGCCAAGCCCCACCGCATCGAGGCGCGCAACAAGCAAGCGCTGCATTTCGGCAACATCACCGTGCGCGCGGTAAACCACCCCGGCACTCCGGCCTTCGGCATGTTCCACCGCGCCTTCGCGGCCAACCGCCCGATCTTGCAAGAAAATTTCACGGCGGCGATAGAGCGCGCCCTGCGGCGCATCGCCCAAACCGCATCGTGAGCGGCAAAAAGGAATATTCCGCCGCAGCGGATGCGGTATTCGGCGAGCGCACCGCCTTGCTGGCCGACACCAGCGCCGAAGTGTTGCGCCTGCTGAAAGCCGCATCCGCCGAGGTAAAAACCGCGCTGGCCGCCACCCCCGGCGAATTTCAGACCTGGTATCTCCCGCAGCTCCAGGCGGAAATCGGGCGCGTCATGCAGACGTTCGAGCGCGGCGCCACCACCACGCTGGGCCAGGCGCTGGGCAGTGCCTGGCGGCTCGGCCAGGATTACCTGGATAAACCGCTGGCGGCGGGCGGGTTTCATGTGGCGGGCAAACTGCCGCACCTGTCCGAAGACCTGCTCATGTCCATGCGCGCCTTCGGCACCGACCGCATGCGCAACGTGTCTGTTACGGCCATCAACGCGATAAACAGCGAGATGGGGCTGGTGTTGATCGGCGCCCGCACGGTGGGGGACGCCATCGCCCACGCCCAAGCGCATCTGGGCGACGCCACCGCGCAGCGCGCCACCACTGTCATCCGCTTTTTCTGCGGCGGCAGACGCCCGCGCGCTTGCAGCGCAGGCGGCGGGCGTGGAAATGGACAAAGTGTGGCGCCGCAGCCGCAAGGCCAACCCGCGCATACCCCATGCCCTGGCCGACGGCCAGCGCGTGGCGCTGGACAAACCCTTCATCATCAACGGCGTCGAGATGATGCACCCGCACGACCCCAAGGCCCCGGCGGCGGAGATCATCAACTGCGGCTGCCGCGCCCTTTACCGCCCGCGCGACTGGAAAACGGCGCAGCCCGACCACATGCCCTATACCGGCAGCGAGCGCACCGCCCATCCCATCCTGGACGCGGCGGCAAAGGCCAGGCAGGCGGTAAATACGCCGATGTCGGCGCATTCGGATAAAATCGCCGCTATGCCCAAGCCCGCCCGCACGCCCTGGAACGATTTCCCCGACGCGGCTCTCCACGCGCCGGAGTCCGCCGTCAAGCACCACCCGGACTACGCCGCCGCCAAGGCTGGCGATGTGTCCGCCGCCGTGCGCTTGGTGGCGGACACCCTGGATGATGCCAGCGTCGCCCGGTTGCGCGCCCTGGCGGGCGATACCGCCCCCCGGCTGGTTGGCGTACACGCGGTGGAAAGCCAAAGCGTCAACGTCATCCCCGTGGCGCTGGCCGCCACCTTGTCGGGGCGCCTGGCCTGGCCGGTGGAAACCGGCATCATCCAGATCAACCGCGTCGGCCACACCGGCGCGGACGGCTACCACCGCCTTGCCGCGCCCGCCCTGTTCGGCGGGATCGTTGAGGCGCAAGCGCCCTACGTGCTGGTGGACGATTTCATCGGCCAGGGCGGAACGCTCGCCAACCTGCGCGGCTATATCGAGGAGCAGGGCGGGGTCGTCGTGGCGGCAACGGTGCTGACAGGCAAGCCCTATTCGGCTACACTGACAGTAAGCTCTACAACGCTTGAAAAGTTGCGGGAAAAACATGGAAAACTCGAAGACTGGTGGCGCCAACACTACGGATACGGTTTCGAGCTTCTTACGGAATCTGAAGCGCGATACCTCGAACGCAGCGCGGATGCTGACGCCATCCGAACAAAACTCCTTGCGGCGTCACCACCAGGCGGCGCTCGATGACGCGCTGGCCTTGATTGCCCCCCACCGCAAGGCCGCCTGACCCCTCCCGCCCAAATGATGCGACGTCGCATCATTTGGGCTTCCCTTGTGGCGTTTCCGCCACACCTGTTTCACCCTGCGCAATTCAATTTTACTGGTTGCAACAAGCGGGATTTTCCGCTAGTGTTCCGCTCACGGTGCTAATAACATCGTGAACAGTAATTCAGGCGCGAGAGGGGGCCGCGCCCTGGGCCGTAACGGCTGCCGCGCAACTTTCCGGCACGGCTGATCCGGCGGTGGGCGAATGGCTCGCCACCCTGCGCGCCATGCTCGATACCGCCGTCTCGCTGGAAGAGTTCAACGCCCGCCTGCTTGCCGCCTACCCCGACCTGGACGCAGCCGGTGTGGTAGGTGCGTTGGGCCAGGCGCTGGCCGCCGCCGACACCAAGGGGCGGTACGACGTGGCGCAAGGCGAGGGCTGACGCACCGTGTCGCTTTCCAGCGCCTTCCGTCACCCCTTTGCCGAGCAAGCGGGATTTTTCCGGCAAAAGCTCAACCTGCCCAGTGAGCGCTGGGACGGCATCCGCCGCGCCGCGCATGACCGGGGGTTTATTGTCGCGGGCGCCATGAAGGCCGATCTGATCGCCGACCTGCGGCGCGCCGTGGACAAAGCCATCACGCAGGGCGCCACGCTGGAAGTGTTCCGGCGCGATTTCGACGCGCTGGTTGCCCGGCACGGCTGGACGGGATGGGCGGGTGAAGGCAGCCCCGGCGGCATCGCCTGGCGCACGCGGGTGATCTACCAGACCAACCTGGCCACCAGCTACGCCGCCGGGCGCTGGGCGCAGCTGAACGATCCTGATCTGGTGGCCCTGCGCCCGTATCTCAAATATCACCACGCCGACGGCGTGCAGAACCCACGCCCGCAGCATGTCGCCTGGAACGGCCTGGTGCTGCCGCGCGACCACCCGTTCTGGAAAACCCATGCCCCCGCCAACGGCTGGGGCTGCCACTGCTATCTGAGCGCCGCGAGCGCAGCGGACTACCGCGCCGCACAAGCGTCCGGCAAGGCCGCACCGCCGCAGGGCTGGGACGCCATAAACCCGAAAACCGGCGCACCGGCAGGCATCGACCAGGGATTTGACTATGCGCCCGGCGCCAATGCCGATACAGCGCTGCGCGACATGGTGGCTGCCAAGCTCATCGAATACCCGCCCGCTATCAGCCGGGCCTTGTCTCATGACCTGAACCGCTATGTGCTGGCGCATCGCCCGCCGTCGGAGTTCGCCGCCACTGTCCTGGCCGACAGGGAAATTCACAGCAGCGTGGCCTGGCTCGGCTTCGTCGAAAACGCCGAGGCGCTGCAAGCCGCGACCACCCGCGACCTGCGCGGATTCGCTGGTATCCTGCCCGCCGATGTGCCGCGCCATGTCGAGCGCGACCACAACCGCGACGGCGGCGACCAAAGACCCATACGCCCAGGCGATTATGATCTGGCGTGGCAGGTGCTCACGGAAGCGGATCACCTTAAATCCGGGCGCACCACGGTACGTGGACTGGAGCCGGTTGTTGCGACCAAGGTAATCGCCGGGGAAACCTACCGTGCCGTATATGAAATCCGGCCCGGCAGAAAAAACAGGACGCTCGCGCTGGTTTCGTTGATTGTGAAGACGAGGTGAGGTGGGGAAGGCGGTGGCTGATGCTGCGCTTCACGCGCCCCCCAGCCCAGAACGTCCGTTAACGAGTCCGCCGAAATGCCAGTATAGCAGGGGAAAACCATGACATCCTTCAACATCGAAGCAACAGACAGCGAAGTGCGCGCCGCCCTGGCCGATCTGGCGCGCCGCGCAGCCAACCCGGCGCCCGCATTCAAGGTTATCGGCGAAGATTTACTGGCGCAGACGCGCCGCACGTTTCAAACCTCTACCGACCCCTGGGGCAACCGCTGGCGGCCCAACGCCCCTTCCACCCTGCTGGCCATGGCCGCCCGGCGCCCTGGCGCGCTCGGCAAAAAGAGCGGCAAGCTCACGCAAAAGGGCGCTGGCCTGGTCATGGGCAAGCGCCCGCTGATCGGCGAAAGCCAGCGCCTGTCCGGGTCATCCCTGTTTTACAGCGCCGACGCGAGCGGTCTCACGCTCGCCAGCAGCGCCACGCATCGCCGCCACCGACTTCGGCTGGGATCACCCGTCAGCGTCCGTCTGGCTGGCATGGGATCGAGACACGGACACGATCTACGTCTATGACGCCGTGCGAGTGCGCGAATCGACGCCAGCCGCCCAGGCGCCGTTCATTCTGTCGCGTGGTGCGTGGATACCGATGGCGTGGCCACACGACGGCTTGCAGCACGAGAAGGGTTCAGGCTTCCAGTTGGCCCAGCAGTACCGGGACGCAGGCATCAACATGCTGCACGAGATGGCGCAGTTCCCAGAGACGGGCGACGAGAACGGGCACAAGGTCAGCCGCGTCAGCGTTGAGGCCGGTGTGCTGGGAATGCTCGAACTGATGAAGGCAGGCAGGTTCAAGGTGTTTTCCAGCCTGAACGAATGGTTCGGGGAATTCCGCTTGTACCACCGCAAAGCAGGGAAGATCGTCAAGCTGCAAGATGATTTGATGGCGGCCACGCGCTACGCCTACATGATGCTGCGCTACGCCGTAGTTCCACCAGACCCACACAAACCCTTTCTAAACCCGCGGAGGGACTATGACTGGCGTGTCGGTTGATTCACTCGCCGCAGCGGAACAGGACTTCGCTTTCAGGCCAGCGACCCAGCATGCCAGCCTGAATTTCCTTGGTATGCACCACGCTCACTCGCTTTCCGCTGCGTTGGCAGTGAGTGTCTGCCTCCTGTATCGCTGCCGCCTTCAGCGTGTCTGTGCTGACCAAACCGCTACTGCCCTGGTGCGTGACCGTGGCCAGCCCTTCGCTACGTGGCACCACACCCGTAGTGGGCGTGGCACATCCAGCAAGCGCCAGCAAGGCCGCAACAACGCTCAATTTCATCATCATTCACCCCTTTCTTTGCCTACCGTCGAATTGCTGCATGACACCCACAATACCCAAGTGGCAAAGGATAACCGGACGAGATACTTATGCCAATCGGCGACATCCAACTGAATAACGAGGCGATTGACCGCGAGAAACCACGCGGTAATGTCGTGATTGGCGAATCGCCCACCGATGCCAGCGACCCCAACGCCATCCCGAATGATCTGGAGAACAGCGCCCTACCCCGCTCACAGGTCGAAATGTTCCTGAGCGAGATCAAACATCAGCCACACTGGCGCCGAGAAGCCGACCGGGCCGCCGACTACTACGACGGCAACCAGCTTTCCCCTGAAACCGTCGAACGCCTCAAGGATCGTGGCCAACCGCCACTGATCGCCAACCTCATCAAGCCGACCATTGACACCGTGCTGGGCATGGAGGCCAAGACGCGCACCGATTGGCGTGTACGGCCTGATGATGACGAGGAATGCGACGATGATCTGGCCGAGGCGCTGTCGCTCAAACTCAAACATGCCGAGATCGAATCACGAGCCGACCGCGCAGTGTCAGATGCCTACGCAGCCCAGTGCAAGGCTGGGCTTGGGTGGGTGGAAGTAGCCCGTGAACATGACCCGTTCAAGTGCCCGTATCGCGTCAAGTACGTGCATCGCCGTGAAATCTTCTGGGACTGGCGGGCCGAGCAGCCCGACCTGTCCGACGCCCGCTATCTGGTTCGCCGCCGCTGGCTGGAACTTGAGCACGCCATTGCGTTGATGCCGCAGTACGCCTCGCTGTTCCGCATGACGACTGGCGGCTGGGCGGGATTTGATCCCATGATGGAGCAGGACTCGCGTCTGGTGCAGTCATGGGATGTAAATCAGCGTGCAAAACTGACCAGGAAACCGGGGTAAACAGCGTGCAAATTTGACCACCCCGGATTGTGCAATCATCCGGCCTTTTGGCTGGAGCAACCTGGAGTGTTATGCATGGAAACCATC